TTTAGTATTGAACATGCACCTTTACCTGAGCTTGACATGGCTACACTATTCCCTCTTGTCATGGCTTTATTAGGCATGGCGGGAATAAGATCTTTCGACAAGGTCAAGAAAGTTAATTCAGATCAATAGTGATTCAAGATTCAACAAAAAATAGTAAAAGACTTACTTTAACTATCCCTCCTAAAAAAGGCCCTGTATCTCAAGGGTTGAAAATTAGTTATAATAATATAAAAATAATTAAGACAACAAAAAAAGGAACATCAAAATGATGCATGACTATTATAAGATACCTGGGTGGTTTAATTATCACGAGGCTTACGATAAACTAGCAACCGAACTACCCGACGAATCAACGATTGTAGAAATAGGATCATTCATGGGTAGATCTACAAAGTATTTAGCAACTAATTTTTGGAATGCAGAAAAAATGAAAGTTAGAATTCATTCTGTAGATACTTTTAAAGGTTCAAGCGAACATTCTTCTCTTAAAACAGGTAATGATTTTTCTTCTGTTTTTAAAGATAACTTACAGTTCTTTTTAAATAGAGAAATGGTTATACAACACAAAGGAAGATCCGATGATAAAGATATACTAGATTATTTTAAAGATGAATCTATTGATGCTTTAATGATTGACGGAGCTCATGAGTTAGAAGCTGTTAAAGAAGATATTATAAATTGGTATCCTAAAGTTAAAAAAGGTGGAGTAATTTTCGGGGATGATTTTTATTTAAAAAGTGTTCAAGAAGGAATGAAACAAGGGCTTAACCATGTAAAAGAACCTGAATATACAACTTATTCAAGTCAAGAGTCTGTATGGTTTATTAGCAAAGGTATTAACAGTGATACTACCTATCAAAAATTAGTACCTGGAATTAATTGCCTTGTCTGATCACACTATTTATTATGTTCAAAAAGAACTAAAGCTTTTAAAGGGAGATTTAATGAATTCCTTGACACAAGGGGTTGAAAAAATTGAAGATTACAAGTATATTCTAGGAAAGATACATATGCTTGACATATGCCAACAGGAAATTTCTCGACTGCTGGAAAAAGAGGAGACATTTGATGACTAATACTACTGATACTATAACTACTACTACTGACACTAAATCCTTTACAATACCTAAAGAAGTAAAGGAAAAATTCGAAAATCCCGAACAATTTCTAAGAACTAATTTAACAGAAATGCAGAAATTACCTCAACCAACTGGTTGGAGGATTCTTGTTTTACCTTTTAAAGCAAAGCAGAAAACTAAAGGAGGGATTCTATTGACTGATAAAGCAGTAGAAGACTCACAACTAACTACAACTGTTGCTATGGTTTTAGCGACAGGTCCTGATGCTTATAAAGATGAAAATAAATTCCCAAGTGGCTCTTGGTGTAAGCAAGGCGACTGGGTCGTCTTTGGAAGATATTCAGGTTCAAGACTAAGAATAGAAGGTGGGGAAGTAAGGATATTAAATGATGACGAAATACTAGGCACCATTGAAAATCCAGAGGATATTTTATCAACCGTATAACATGGGAGGTTAAACCATGCAAGAGGCACAAATAAACACTGCCAGAGACGAAAAAATGGTAGAGATGGATACTTCAGGTGATGATGTTGAAATAATATTAGATTCAAAAGAAAATAATGTTATTCAATCAGATCCTTATGAAGCTGTCAAAACAAACGAAGTAGAACCTTTATCACCTAGGGTAGAAGAGGAACCAGCTCAACAAAAAGAAGAGCTAGAAGACTATTCAACTGGTGTTAAAAAAAGAATTGATAAGCTAACTTTTAAATTAAGAGAAGCCGAAAGAGAAAGACAGGCTGCTCTTGATTATGCAACAAATGTGCAAAGGGAATTATCAGATAGCAAAAGAAAATACATTGACGTAGACAAAGGTTATATGTCTGAAAGTGAAGTTAGAAACAAAATGGCTTCTGATTTGGCTAGACAAAATCTTATTCAAGCTAGAGAAAATGGAGACTTCAATAAAGAAGAAGAGGCTCGTCAATCTTTAACAAAATTAGATTTAGAATCTGAAAGAATCAGAGTTACTAAAACTAAAAAAGAACGTGAATACGAGGAAACTTCAAAAGAACTTGATATGCAACAAGCGCAATATCAAGCTGCTATGCAACAGCAACAGCAACAACCTCGTCCTTCACAAAAAGCTATCTCATGGGCTGAAAGGAACTCTTGGTTCAATTCTGACCCTGATAAGACCGATTTAGCCAAAAGAGTACATCGTGGTTTAGTAGCAGAAGGATTTGACACTGAATCAGATGAGTACTATGATGAATTAACTAAAAGAGTTAGTGATAAGTTTCCGTCAGCAATAGCTGAGGATCAGGCGACTAGAAGAGGCACTTACGTCCAACCCGTTTCTTCTGCAACAAGGTCTGCAACCACTGGACGCAACAAATCTGTCAGGTTATCTCCTAGTCAGGTAAAAATAGCGAAAAAGCTAGGGGTTCCCTTAACTGAGTACGCTAAATATGTATAGGAGTGAAAAATGACAGAAGATAGTAAAATGAAAACACCAAGAAGTGCACAAACAAGGGAAACTCAAGCTTCACTGAAGCCTTGGGCTCCACCATCGCAATTAGATGCTCCGCCGTGCCCTAATGGATTTAGGCAACGTTGGATAAGGGAACGTATTAATGGAGTCGACGATTCTAAGAACATTAATGCAAAATTACGTGAAGGATGGGAATTAGTGAGAGCAGATGCTTATCCTGATTCCGCATACAGCGTATATACCGGATCCAGCCCAACCTTTAAGGGTGTCATTAGTGTAGGCGACTTGCTATTAGCAAGAATGCCCGAAGTAACTGCAAAGCAAAGAGATGCTTATTTTGAGAAAAAGACTTCAGATCAAACTGAAGCTTGGGAAACAGATGCTTTGAGAGATCAACACCCATCAATGCCTATGAATGTCGATAGGCAGAACAATGTAACTTTAGGCGGCAACAGAAATAAAAAATCTGATAACTAAAGTTTAAACTAAAGGAGTAAGAACATGGCAAATATGAGTGGAAACTTCGGTCTTCGCGCTATTCAGCAAATGGGTTCTGCGTACAATTCAAGTGGTACAAATGAATACGCAATTGCTAATGGCGAAGGCTCTGCTTTATTTCAAGGCGATCCCGTTACCCTAGTGGCTAACGGTAATATCGATATTGGTTCTACTGCTGGTGCAGAACTTATTGGCGTTTTTAATGGTTGTTTTTATACTGATCCAACTACACAAAAGCCGACTTGGATGAATTATTATCCAGGTAGCATCGCAGCAGATGATATCATAGCATACGTCTTTGATGACCCAAACAAGCAGTTTGAGGTCAAAATTGACGATACAAATGGCGGTCAAGCACAAGTAGGATCTAATGCTAACATTGCAACATATTCAGCGGGAAGTACCATTAATGGTATCTCGAATGTTGCTTTAGATGGTGGTAGTTTTACTACAAATGCAGCCGCTAATTTAAGGGTTGTAAGACTTTCCAAGGATGTTGAAAATAGCGACTACACAGCCGCTAATGCAAGCATTGTTGTTAAGATTAACTTACATGCCTTATCAGATACAACAGGAATATAGGAGGTTAAACTATGGCTATATCAAGAAGTCAACTCGTTAAAGAGTTAGAGCCCGGTTTGAATGCACTATTCGGCCTGGAGTACGCACGTTATGACAACCAAGCAGCACAAATTTTTGAAACAGAATCTTCTGATCGTGCATTCGAAGAAGAAGTAATGTTATCAGGATTTGCTAATGCTAGAGTAAAGCCTGAAGGTAGCTCAATCGTTTACGATTCAGCAAATGAAACCTTCACTGCTCGTTACACACATGAAACAATCGCACTTGCGTTTGCAGTAACAGAAGAAGCTGTCGAAGATAATCTTTATGACAGAATCTCAGCTCGTTACACAAAAGCACTTGCTCGTTCCATGGCAAACACCAAACAGGTGAAAGGCGCAAACGTTTTAAACAACGGTTTCAACAATGCTTTCGCTGGTGGTGACGGTGTGGCTTTATTGTCAACAGCACATCCAACAGTTGGTGGAGGACCGCTTAGAAATGAGCTAACAACACCAGCTGACTTGAATGAAACATCTTTAGAGCAATCATTAATTGATATTGCAGCTTTCATCGACGAAAGAGGCTTATTAATTGCTGCTCAAGGAAGAAAACTTATCATTCCACCAGCATTACAATTCGTCGCTGACAGATTAATGGAATCAACTTTAAGAGTTGGTACCGCTGACAATGACATTAATGCTATTAAGAATATGGGTATGATTCCTGAAGGTTATGTAGTGAATAACTACTTAACTGACACAGATGCTTTCTTCATTAAAACAGACGTTCCTAATGGTTTCAAACACTTTGTAAGAAGCCCAATTAGAACTTCTATGGAAGGTGATTTTGACACTGGAAACGTTAGATATAAAGCGAGAGAGAGATATTCTTTTGGATTCTCAGATCCTCGTTGTGTATTTGGCTCACCAGGTGCATAAACGTAATCATATATTATTTATTAAAGGGCGCTTTACTGCGCCCTTTTTTTATTCTATAACAATATATACAAGCATTAACACTTAGATACATACACTGAGCTTGTCAGACGGTATAGAGACTATGTATCGAAAGGTCTATACAACCAAGGAGGTTTACTATGGCTGGAACACACTTTAAAGGACCGCTGCTATTTTCAGCACAGCGTCCATCACTACAAAACTTAAACACATCAATGTGGCCTGATCAATTTCATTATATGGATGATTTTAATACAGGAGCCGTTGATGAGACTAATGACTGGACTATTATAAAAGATACTGGAGCAGCCGTTGCAGTAGGCGATTCTGCTACTGGTGAGCTTACTTTGACTTCAACTGCAACTACAGATGATGATGGAGCTTCTATTCAACAAAAATTAGAAACTTTTTCTACACCATCAATTGTTGGAGATTCATTATGGGTTGAAACTAGAATTAAAAACTCAACTGTAGATCAATCAGCTATAATAGTAGGATTAACAGAAACTTTTACTACAAACCCAGAAGCTATGTTTTCTTCATCTAACGTAATTGCTTTTCTCTTAAATGACGGTTCACCTGTTATATTAGCAGCCACTGAAGCTGCTGATACTCCAACTCTTGTAACCTTAGACCCAACTTTATCAACAATAACTGATGATACTTTTGTAACACTAGGTTTTAAATTTACTAAAGGTAATACAACCGACAAAGTAGAGTTCTATGTTAATAGAAAGTTTGCTGGAGTTAGCACTACAAACATACCAGCATCTACAGTTCTATTAAAATTAGGTGTTGCTAGCATATCAGGTGATGCCACAGGAACTAGAGTGACAACACTAGATTACAT